AATGCATGTACAGCCTCTGATACCTTAGTTGAAATTTCAGGTACAAATGAGAGGACGATTAAGTCAAGTGCAACATCTAGGTAAGATGCTCCCTTCACAATGGCTAAAACTTTCTTTGCTAAGAATGCTGCTATGATTGTGTACTTGAAAAGTTTGAAGGCTGATTCCCAGTACTTTGCAAATTTCTTCTGAAAGGGCTTGGTGAGTTTGTCAAATCCCCATTCTGTGATCTTATCTATACAGGCATCTCCAAACTGGCTTGCTGTGTCCGTGATGTAGCTGACAACAGTCCCGATAGCAGAGCCAATACCTGAGGTGAGTTTACGAAGAAACTTAAATACCTGTTTAATGAAGGATGGCAATTCCGGATCCGAAGCAGCAGAATCAGTGTCAGGGTCGAGTGTAGGGGATGTTTCTTCAGCTTGCGCAGCAGGGGCATCTCCCATAGGACCTGGATTTTCTTCAATGTCGCCAGAAAGGAGGAGTGATTGAATAGACCAACCACACAGTTGAGGAACTGGTAGTGTTCTCTGAGGAACAGACCAGCAGTCAAAACCGTTCTCATACTTGGGAGTATAAGCAAGGGTTTTAGGACGAAAAACCTGCTCTCTTGCATGTTCCTCAACTCCCTCTGGGTCAACTCTTTGCGCAAAACAATGCGACCAGAGCTTTGGAGGGCGTCTTGGATTCTGGGGCTGCCGTTCGGTATCTGGTACGTCCAAACTTTCGATGTAGTACCAGAGGTCTGCAGACGCAGCCTGCTTTGCAGACCCTTTGGTACACCCCACTCCACTTGAGATTTTCCTTTTCTCTTCACATTCAGCTAAGATTCCAACACATTTCCATAAGGGGTTGTGATCTTCTCCGTTGTGATTGAAGTTGTAATTGACTGACCATCTAGGATTTCGGTCGAGCCATTCCTTGACTTTTGTGACAAAGTTGCAAGTCTTTGGATCTTTCTCATGTTCTTGAACGAGATCGGCATCGATGTGACGAGCATATTGTCTTCGTGGGACTCGTCGAACAGCCATTTCCACATTGCTGTGTGAGAAGTACATCATGATCTTGAGGTCCGTGGGTCCTCTGAGTTGATTCAGGACGTAAATATCAACTGTTCCTCTTGGTGTGTCATAACCTGGTGCAAAGAATGGAATGTCCATTTCAAATGTTTGTTCTTCTCCATCCACTCTAATCATGGTATTGATTGCGTTGTTGAGTGTTGGTACTGCATCTGAATATGTAACGTTGGGTCCATGTGGGTTGTAAATTGCAATGAGTCTTCCTTGATGAAATGCGGTAGAATTTATCTTGAACGTAACTTTCGTATCATAACGAGAGAGGTTCTGATAATTGTAAATGCCTGAGATGGCAAATGTTGATTCTTCAATAGCATTCCTCAAGTTGATTGCTGCAATTTTTTGTCCAACAGGTTGCACTGCATTGTAGTCAATGGCAATGATGGGATATGATGTCTCAGTAACTGGTGGGCACGTAATTGGAATGTTTCTCGTTGTTAAGCTCAAAGCTTTGCGAAACTTCACAACTTTTGATGAACTCTCTCCTGATGTCGAGAGTTGACTTCCTGGTGCTTCTGATTGTTCTGATGGATCATTTGCTGATTGTTCGACAACTTCCTTCGCTGGAATGTGGCGTTTCATGAGAGTACCTGTCATCTCTGATGCTTTCACTGGCTTTTGTTCACAAGACTCCTCACTCCTAGGCGTTCTTTGAGTGATAGTCTGTGGTCTCAGTGGTTTGAGCATGTAAAATCTGAAATCGTCATAGAGTGAATCGTAGACGTTCA